ACATTGCTCCATACTCAATGCAAGACAGAAGCCCTGCAGAACGTGTGCAGACAATGATGCAAGTAATGAGCGAAGTAGTGTTGCCTATGTCTCCAATGCTTGCTCAATACGGTATGCAGCCAGATTTAGAGAAATTCATGCACTACCTAAGCAAATACTCTAATACTCCTGAACTTGACGATATTCTCGGTTTGATGACCGATGAAGATAAAAAGATGGCGATGGAAATGAGTCAAGGCGAAACAAGGCAATCACCAGTCACTACACGTAATTACGTTAGAGAAAACAGATCCGGGGCTACACAAAAGGGTAAAGACGATGTAATGTCTCGTATTCTTATGGGCGGCAACGTGCAAAAATCAGAAATGGATAATTTTACTCCTGACGGAGCATGAATTGAATAAGTGGGAACAAAACGTAAAAAAAGAAATACGTACTTGGAGTGCGCAGGTTTTAGAAAAAACATCTGTGCATTTCGGAAACATGCCCCCATGTCCATTCGCTAAGAAGGCTTGGCTCGAAAACAAAGTAGACATCAAATTTGGAAACAAAGAAACAGTCAAACATGTATCTAGAACTTGGAACGGAAAATACAGTTTAATTATTGTCGTGACTGTAGATTGGCCTTGGGAAGAAATAAACGATTGGTGTGAAAAAGAAAACGATACGTTATCTAACGCTGATCTGACACTTATGCCTTTTGTTCCTACTGACGAAGGTGGAACAGGTCAGCCAGATGACGAAACAGAAGATTGGGAACACATCATTGATGAACCTTATGGAATGGTTTTCATTCAAGAATTGTCTAAAGTTAATGCTGCTAGTGTGTTACTAGAGCAAACTAAATACTATGAAAATTGCCCGGCGGATTTTCTAAAGTATGTCAAAGATCGCCGGATGCGAGAAAAGCAATGAACAGAGGTATGAAAAAAAACACAAACGGTACATCTAAAAAGAAATCTCCTCGTAAGTCTAAAGTAATGAAGAAAAAAGGTAGTAAGAAAAAAACACCTAGAGGATATTGATAATGGCAAAGGCGAAGAAAAAAGGGTTGTACGCAAACATTCACGCTAAAAGAAAACGTATTAAAGCAGGATCAGGCGAAAAAATGCGTAAGCCTGGTTCTAAAGGTGCGCCAACCAATGCTTCTTTCAAACGTTCTGCTAAAACTGCTAAGAAAAGGAAATAAGTATGGCAGTAACTTATAGAGGTCAAACATTCAGCGGTTATAACAAACCTAAGAAGACCCCTAGTCACCCAACTAAATCTCATGTAGTATTGGCAAAAGAAGGCGAAAAAGTTAAAATGATTCGCTTTGGTGAGCAAGGTGCAAAGACTGCAGGCAAACCAAAAAAAGGTGAATCTAAAAAAACTAAAGCAAAACGTAAATCATTTAAAGCCAGACACGGCAAAAACATCAAAAAAGGTAAGATGTCTGCTGCTTACTGGGCCAATAAAGAAAAATGGTGAATAATGCCTAACTACATTTATAAAAATCCGCTCACTAACCAAACAACCCAATTAACTATGAGTATTTCAGAAATGGAATCAAAGCAAAAGGGTGACAACATTGTGTTAGATGGCGAAACATGGGTTAGGGATTACGCATCAGAAATGTCGGGAACCGGCTTAGGAGGGTGTGCATCGTGGCCTTTAAAAAGCGATGCGGCAGGAGTACACCCCTCCCAGGCTAAAGAAGCAATGCAGAATGCTTCTAATCTTGGAGTACCTACACAGTTCGATTCGCAAACAGGGCAAGCAGTTTTTGAAAGTAGATCGCATCGTAAAGCGTATCTAAAAGCAATGGGAATGCACGACCGCAATGGCGGCTATGGAGATTAATATGAGTGAGGCCAACAATGAACCAACCAATTTCACTGAAGCCAGTGATGAGGTTAATCCGTTATTTATCGAATCCCTTGACATCGAAGAAGAAGATTCGTCTTGGGAACAAGAAGAAACCAGTGACGCAACTACAGAAGGGACTGAGCAAGAGAAAGAAGTTGCAGTTGCAGATGGCGAGGGAGAGGGCCATCTTACGGCGGAACAGATCAACACGCTATCGTCTATGGGTTTTGATGAAAACGATATTAAAACCCTCAAAGACAATGCTATTTTGGAAAAAATACTGAGTACGAATAGCAAACAGCCGAATAATAGTAATAATGAAAATACCACCGATAACGGTGATGTCGTTCCGGGTTCGCCCGATGAAAATTCTGGTACTGATTTTGAAATCAAACTTGACGATACGCTTTATGATGCTGACCTGATTGAACAATTCAAGTCAATGCAAAGCCACTATGACAAAAAGATTTCTGAACTTAATTCAGTAATTGAAGGACTTGGTGATACTGCACAAACAGTGCAAATCGATCAAATGTTCAACAATTCTGAAATGAGTAAATTCTTCGGTAAAGGTCAAACGAACCAAATGGACCCCAATGCCGCAGAAACTATCAACCGGACAAAGGTTAAAGAAGAACTGAATACTCTTGTAAGTGGTTACAAAGCAAACGGTAAACAAGTGCCAGAAATGAGTACGTTGTTTGATAAAGCCGTTCGTTCAGCCCTTGGAGATGAAATGACTTCTGAAGCCAGACAAGAGTTCATTGGTTCGATGGAATCTCGTCACAACAACCGTATTTCACGGCCCACTAATAGGGCTACTAAAACTCAGGGTTCAGTCCAAACTGCGGTAAAGAATGTATCAGCGTTGATGCGTGACCGTGGGATGATGGATTCTGAGGCGGAAAACTTCGAGTAAAGGTAAAT